CTGTCGTGTGTATAATGGAAAAAGAATAAATTGGCAAGGTAAAGAAAAATGAAAAAAATATATTTAATATTGTTAATTGTTACATTGTATATAACAGTATGTTTTGCAGGCGGATCAAGTGGAAAAAGTACGTCTGTTAGAATTACCGACGGCACATCAAATGTGAAAGTTGATAGTATCGTCAATGCAATTCGTACTATATCAACGCCACACGCAGAAGTACACGCAGGGGATATGCATATTTATAGTACGGTAGATACTTCGTTGGCTGACGAAGATTCGCTTGTTATTTATTTAAGTACATCAGCAAAAAGTTCACATATAACTATTGGAATATTATGTGGTGGTGACGGATACGGTTATATGTACGAGAATCCTAATTGCACTTTTGGAACTATACAATCTGTTTACAATGCTAACAGGACAAGCGACGAAACTGCTTCAATTACGGTAGGGTTAGCACCTGTAATTACTTCATCTGGCACATTGATAAATAGTTCTTATTCATCAGGCGGACAGAAAAACTTTGCAGTAGGCGGGGCAATAAGGTCTGGCACAGAATTAATCTTAGACGGGACAAAAGATTATTTAATTGTATTTACTAACGACGCAGGCTCAGCAAAACCAGTTTCAGCAAATCTTGAATGGTATGAGGAATAATCATGTCTGTTACTTTGAAAGATAACGCTTTAATTACTTACGACGAATTAACTGTTATGTTAGGCCAGTTTATATCGCCAAACGTATTTACAAGTGCAGATGTTCCTACAGGTGCGGTAAGTGGTGATGTATGGGTTAAACAGCTTGCAAGCGGGGTATATCAAGAATATATATATGTAGGCGATGAATGGTTACCGTCGATAGAAGTTGGGTTATTAGAACAAACTACGATAATACAAGATATCTCTAACGCTTTAATTAATTTTGCTTCTGATTTTATACAAACTTACACTAATAGAAATTGGATTGCACAAGATTATACGCAAGAAAAGTACGACGGTGACGGGGACAAAGATTTATTTTTAGATAACTTCCCTATTAACTCTGTAAGTTATATCGCAAGTTGGGACACTTACAATAACCAAGAGTATTATGAATTTGCCGAGCATACAGAATATCAAGTATATTTAGAAGAAGGGTACATATATTTACGAAGCGGGTTTGTTAAAGGTAGACAAAATTATCGGGTAAGCTATAACGCTGGGTATGCGATTGCTAATGTTCCGTGGGATATAAAAAAAGCGTGTGCAGATTTATGCCAATATATGTATTCGTTGAAAGATAAAATTGGTGTTGATTCAGAAAGAATAGGCACGTATTCAATTAAATTCAGCAAAGGGGCAAGTAACGATGCAAAGATTAACGGATACGCTGTTCCTGCTGAAATAATGTCTTTATTATTGCCACACAGGAATAAAAATATATGAGTTATGAAGGGTTATTAAACACTAATTGCAACATACAAAAACAGACACGTACTCAAAACGCTACTACCGGACAATGGATTGAAGTATGGACAAGTTACGCAAACAAAGTTGTATGCAGGTTAGATATGATGACAAGAGGCGAAGAACGAAAAGAAGATGACGTATTTTTGCGTGCAACACATTTATTGTTTATCAAATATCGAACAGATATAAATTGGTGGGAATACAGGATCACTAAAGGGGCAAGAACATTCAATATATTAAGAATTGCTCAAGGTGGCGGTACTAATCACCACACTGAAATAATATTGGAAGAAATAAAATGATAAACTTTAAAATATTAGGGTTGGGCAAAGTTCAAAAAAACCTTAACAATTTCGAGCAAGAATTGAAAAAGTCTTTAGAAAGAAGTGTGCTTATATCGGCGATAAAAGTTGAGACTGATGCGAAGAAACTTGCTCCTGTTGACACCGGAAGATTAAGAAGTTCGATTACCCACGATTGGAAAGGGACAACAGCAAGAGTTGGGACTGATGTTAATTATGCACCATATATTGAATTGGGTACTTATAAACAAAAAGCACAGCCTTACCTATACCCTGCACTACAAATGAATATGAATTTTATTAAGAAAAAAATTGCTGATATAAAGAAAGTAAACTTTAAGAAATGATAGAATTTGATTTAATCAATTATTTAAAAGCTGATTCGACGTTAGATAGTTTACTAGGTTCTTCGAGTAGCAATTCAAAAATTACTCCTGCTACCCCAAGATTAGAGCCTACTGCTCCGTATGTAACGTATTTGTGGGGGGTTGGTGACCAAACAGACGAACATTTAGACGAAGATAGAATACAGTTGAATGTAATAAGCGATAATATGGAAGAAGCAAAAAATATTCGTAATAGAATAAAAGTTTTGCTTGACAAGTTAGATTCGATACAAGAAACAACATTCAATACAAGTAGTTCTGATTATTGTATTTATTATTGTCGATTTGACGGCGGTTTCGCATTGTTCGACGAAGATAGACAGAATCATCAGTTGACAATGTTTTATATAGTTAAATATTCAAGAAAAACTAAAGAGAGGTAAGACAAAATGGCTAAAACAGCTCAAAACATTGTTGTGGGCGCACCAAGCACGATAGTATTATCGGCTTATGGGGTAGCAGAAGGGTCAGGAATAGATTTAGGTTCTACTGAAGGTGGGCTTAAAGTTTTATTTAATCCTGAATTCTATTTCAAGAAAGCAGATCAGTGGCTTGGAAAAGTTGGAGCAGTAAAAACAGACGAGGATATGACTATTGAAGTTGTATTAGCAGAACAGAGTTTAGCTAATGTCAACTATGCTATGGGTTACCCTACAACTGCTAACGACGGAACTACGTTCAATATGGGTGGTGATTCAACAGTATCTGAAAGGACGCTTTACATTAATGGTAATGCTCCTTCAGGCGGGACAATGAAAATCACTGTGCATAAATGTGTGATTATTGGGGCAACTGAAATTCCTATGCTGAAAGATGACAAGACTATGCTCAAACTTACGTTTCAAGTGCTACAAGATACTTCACAGACAGATAATCAGGAATTGATGAAGACCGAGTATAGCGGAGTTGATACAACTGCTCCTACGGTTGCTATGACTACACCTGCTGAGGACGGTACAGTAACGAAAGACGCAAAAGGAACAGTTACTTTGACATTTACCGAAGCAGGCACGGGAATGGATCAGGGTTCATTAATTTACGGCAGTGCTGATAAAGCAACAGTAATGATAATGAATATAACTGATACTACTGCGACAACTCTTGTTGCAGGTACGATAAGCTACGACGCAACTACGAAAGCTTTGGTATTTACACCTACAAATAATTGGACTGCTTCCGACAAACATCAAATCATCATTACAACAGGGGTAAGAGACATAGCAGGGAATTATTTAGAAAGCGTATTCATCGGGCATTTTACGGTAACAGCCTAAAATAAAAGGATAAATTAAATGAGTGATATTGAAAAGATTGTTTCTGAAACTGAATTTACGTCGATAATTGTAGGTGGCAAAACTTTTAAGATAGGGAAGATTAAAACTATTACTTATCTTAAATTAGCGAAATTCCTAGCTTGTATATTTAGTAAATATACAAGCAAGCTAAAGAATTTCAAAGAAGAAGATAACGAATTCAGCGATATTCTATCTTTGTTAGATATTATAGATAAAGACGAGTTAGCAGATTTGCAGTCTATAATATTAGGAGTTGATAAAAAGTTCTGCGAAAACCTCGACGGTGAAGAAACAATCGATTTAATATCTGCTTTATGCGAACATAATGACTTTGGGTTAATAGCAAAAAAAGTTCAAAGGGTAATCGAGAAACTAAAGTTCAAGAAAACAGTTTCTTAATTACCCTTGTCGAACTATCGAAGTTAAGCGGGTATTCTGTTGACGATTTGCTTTATAGGAAAAGTTGGGAATTTGTTGTCTTGCTCTCTGATTGTTATATAGATTTATATACAAGCGAACTAATAAGAATTTCTATTGGGACAAAAGCGAGTATAGAAGATATTGCTAATATGAAAAAAGATTGGGTACGGAAAGAGAAAGAACGAAATACTCCAATAGAAAAGCAAAAGTTTGATATAAGAGAACTAGAAAAAATACCGTTTATGAACATTGTAAGAAAAGGTAAGAAAAAATGAGTAGTATAGGTAAATTTTTTATTGAAATAGGCAGTAAATTTGATAGCCGTGCCTTAGATAAAGCAGG